AATCCAGCCAGACAGTCGCCACGCCCTGCGTCGGGGCCGGGCCAGTCCCCGCAATGGTCCCGTAGATCGGCGTATCCACCCCGAACGGCCCCATCGCCGCGATGGGCGCAGCCGTATCGGTGCGCGCCAGCGTCTTGAGGTCGGTCGCAGCCAGTAGTTGCGCGCCGCCCGGCGTGGTCCCAACCGCTATCGTGTTGGTGGTTCCGTTCCAGGCCTGCGAAACCAGCAGGTGCGTGAGGTTCAGGATCGCCCCGGCCGGAAGGACGCCGACGACGCCCGCGACCTGTCCAAAGCCGAACTGCTGGCTGATTTCGTGAATGACTTGAAGGTGAGTTTTACGGCCGCCTGTCGGCATGGGTTTTCTCCGCTATCCAGCGCCGGGCAGGAAGTCGATCCAGACCGTCCAGACACCCTGGGTCGGCGCTGGGCCGGTGAAAGCCGCCGTCCAATAAATCGGCGTATCGACGCCGAGCGGGCCGCACACCCCGGCAGGCATGAGGTTGTCCGAACGGATGGGCACCGTGAGGTCGATCCCGCCCTGAAGATTGGCGCCACTGGGCGGCGGCAGTGTCCCCACGCCCCCGGTGTTCGTGGTCGAGTTGAACGCCTGCGAAATGACGTTGTGGATATTCCCCATGATCGACCCGGCCGGGAGAACCCCGATCAGACCACCGGCCCCAGAGTTCGGCCCGATCTGCACTGAGATTTCGTGCAGGAAAGGAAAATGTGTTTTCCGCCCAGCAGGCATAGGAACGCCCCTTACGGCGTGAACGTCGGGGCGACCAGCGTCCCGAAGTCCGCGTTATTGAAGCGAAGCTTCTTCAGACCATGGATAAGCCCGGCCTCGACGCCAAGTTTGTTTCCATAGTCGAATAACTCCTCATTCCAGTCGAAGTTGTTGAACGACTGTCCTTTGCCGAAGGCAATGACCCCGGCCTGCGCGCCCAGCAAGACAGCGCGGCGAACGCCCGCGACAGTCGCACCGGTCCCCGCGTTGACCCCGGCCGTGATGCGCGTGCTTTCGTGCAGGACAACGCCGTTATACATGCCGAGCGCGCCGGTCATGATCGGGTTGCCACTAGACCCGTCGCCGGTCATCGCGGCCTTCTGGATATCAAGCCATTGGCCCGTCCCGACATTGGTCCGAAGCTGCGTCACTTGGTTCGTGTGCAGCACCATCGCGTAGCGGTCGTCGCCGTCGATCTTGATAGGCCGGATGACCGGGGTCATCAGCTTGGCCTGCGCCACCAGCGAGTCGATGATCGCTAGGGTGAACTCGTCACCCGCCGCCAAGGTCTGATCGTTCGCCTTGGCGTTCGGCCGGAAGACGTGTGCGGCGTCGGTGGCAATCGGCGGGTTCATGCCGGTGTAGCGCGGGTCCACGACCACCGTGTAGCCGCACATTTGGTTGAAGAAGGCCGTATCCATGCGGCCCGCCCACCAATCCTTCAGGCCGAGCATCGCTTCTTCGCGGATCGACCACGGAATGCGCTGCTCGGTCATCTTGCCCGCCGACTTCACGGCATGGCGTAGCTGGTCGATGAACAGGTCATCGGTGTAGGTCGCGAGGGCTTCTTCATTGCCCTCAAGCGTGGCGTCGCCAGACACCCCATCGCCGGTCAACTGCATCCGCAGGGTGACACGAACGCGGTCCCCGCTGTCCTTCTTCGTGTCATCGAAGGTTTGCAGAATGTCGTCGGACGAGTCGCCGATAAAGCGCTGAATCCACGTCGCTTTGAGGGCTTCGCGAGCGAGTTGTGACGACCAGAGCTTCTTCGCTTCGGGTGCGTTCACGCCATAGGCGGTTTCGGCCATTTGAGGGGTCCACGGCTGAGCGGATGGGGGTTCCGCTTCCGTGCCGTGGAAGCTGCCGGGGCGCCCTTGGGCGCTGGTCCGTTACCGGGGACCGGCCGAAGCGTGGTTAAGAGCCCACGCGGGCTTAGTTCGCGTCGGAAGCCTGTTGCGGGCTCCCGTCAAGAGCCCGCGTGCATTCCTCTACTGTTTCAGTCTGGAATCGGAAGGTCGCGAAAGCATCGCAGTAGCCAAGCGGCCGGGCCGCCTGATCCTGGGTTTCGACAGGGCCTCGCCAGAAGGCGCAGTGGCCGCAGGGGATCGTGTTCATGGGGCGACCGGATCGGCCCGCCAGCCGGAACGCTGCTACCCACGGGAGGGAGACGCGCTCGGCTGACGGGCTCTGTCAGGATGCTCAAGTCACCGACAGCGCCGATATAGCGGCGTTCCCGGCCTCGGCCAAGGTCAGTGACCCCGTTCACGTTGCCGCAGCTTCGCGAACGCCGCGTCCCGCGCCGCGCCCTTAAGCTTGGCGACCGCCCCCCAGGTGAGGCCGTTGTCAGGCCCCTTGCCGCGCGCCGTGGCCGTGCCGTTCGACGCAGCGGCCCCGGCCGCCAGCTTCTTCAGCTTGTCGGTGGTGGCCTTCTCCCCGGCCTTGAACCCCCGGCGCTTCGCCAGCGCGTAGACCCGTTCAGCCGGGTCCTGCCCGGCCGCGATCATGTCGCGGGTCATGCCGAACAGTTCGTCGGCAAGCTTTTCTTCCAACTTCCGGCCGACGTAGCCCAGGTCTTCAAGCTCGGCCCGCCGCTGGTCGCGAACGTAGTCAGCGGCCTTGTAGTAGTCGGGGGCCTCGGCGACGAAATCCTTCTCGTAGGCGTCCATGGTCGATAGCAGGACATTGGTCTGCTTGACATGCTGCTGGCGCTGGCCCGACGCCTTGGCGTCGTCGGCCTGCTGCTTCATGAAGGTCTTCAGGACGCGCTTGATCTGGTTGAGGTCGGTGATCGGTTCGTCGTCATCGTCGCGAAGGCTGGCGATCAGATCGGACAGTTCGTCACGCTCGCCGCCGCTGACCTTGGATTCGAGCGCTTCGAAGCGCTGCTGAAGCTCGCTGAACTGGCGTTCGGCGGCGCGGCGCTTCGACCGTTCCTTGGCGGCGAGCCCGGCCTTGTCGTGGGCCTGAGCCTCGGCGCGTTTGACCCGCGCCGCCGCCTCATCCTCGCCGTCTTCCTCGCCTTCCTCGCCCTCGGATTCCTGTTCTTCGGCCTCGGTTTCGGCGTCCTCGCCTTCCGGGGTTTCGGTTTCGGGGTCCGGTCTGACTTCGGCTTCACTCATGATGCGTCACTCCTGTTTCCAGGGCGCCGGGTTCGCCAGCGGGTGCTTCAGCCCCCACCGTCGCCGCGCCCACTGGTAGAGCTTCTGTCGCCGTCTGGCCTCGCTGGGGGTCACGGCCCTCAAGCCTCCGTATGCCCTCGGCGAGTTCGCCGAGCTTGCCCTTGAGAATGTCGCGGCGCAGCAGCAGCGCCCGATAGGGGTCGGTCCCCGGCGTCGCCTTCTCAAGGCGCCGGTCGGTGATGCGGACCTCGGCCGACACAAGATCGGCCTGCCGCCGCAGGGTCGTCAGCGCTTCAACGATCATTCGCCAGCCTCGCTGTCGGTGTCGCCCGGCTGCTCAGCCTCATCGGCGAGGCCGCGCTGAACCTGCTCCTGCTGCATCCGGCTCAGCTTGGCGGCGTGAACCTGCTGCGCCTGCTGGGCCTGCTGATCGTGCTGGTCGGCCGACTGGGCGAGCTTCAACCGGTGCGCCTGCTGGCCCTGAACCAGCTTGGCGACGGCGGCGGCGCCCTTCTGCTGCATGTCCTGACCGTGCGCCTCGCGCTGCATCTGAAGTTCGGCGCGGGTCGATTGGACGCCAGCGACGGCCTTGACGCCCTCCATTTGCAGCTTCGCAGGGGCGGTCTGGGCCTCGGCGGCGGCCTTGGCCGCCTGCGCCCGCTTGTGGGCGGTGTCGGCGTCCTTGTTGTCCATTTCCTTGCTGAAAGCGATCTTCTGGGCCTGCTCTATCTGCTGCTGCTGCGGCGACGGCTGCTGGGCGGCCTGCGCCCGCTGGCGGATGGCCTGACCCAGGGCGTCGGCGACGCTGGCCGGGATATCCATGAACGGCAGCATGTCGGCGATCTGCTCGGCCCCGATGATCCCCGAAGCGAACATTTCCGGCAGCAGCGGCCCCAGCACCGCCATGACCTTCGCCTTCTGGTTCGGCCCGGCCGGGGCTTCATCGACCACCACGTCATATTCGAAGTCTTGCAGCGCGCGGACCACCGGAATGTAGATGGCGGTCCCCTTGTCCACGATCCGAACCAGGGTGTCGTCCGGCAGGAAGGCCTTGATCTGGGCCAGCAGCAGGCGGCCCTGCTCGCGCTGGTAGCGGCGCTTGGCGTCGAAGAAGGCCGACAGAATGCCGTAAGCGGCCTGTTTGCGCTGCTGCTCTAGGACCCCCGGCTGCTCGCGGCCGACGATCCCAAGGATTTCCTCATTTACGCCGGTACAGGCCTTCACCATGTCCCGCGCAAATTCCATGATCTGAAACAGGCTCGGATTGATGCTGACCGTGGGCTTCGGCAGCACCTTCGACCCCTGCGCGTTCGACAGGGCGCCGGGCTTCATCCAAGTGATCTTGTCGGCCGCCGCCCAGGTGGATTCGAACTTGCGGATATCGGCGACCGCATCTTCTTCCAGCATCAGGCCGCCGTTCGCGTTGGTGCGGACGATATGCAGGATTTCCGAGTAGAGCTTGTTCATGAACCGCTGCGGGTCGAGCATCGGCCGGACCAGCCCGAACCACGTCCCGGCGTTGCGGTCGCGCTTGCCGGTGATCGCCCGGTAGCGGAACATTTTCTCGGGCAGTTCTTCTTCGAACAGCACCGTGTCATCGGCGGTGAACGCCCGGTAGAAGACCTTTTCGGTGGTCGGCTGCGACGGGAGGTCAGGCTTCAACTTGAGCGCTTGGGCGTGCTGGTCTGGGCTCAGCTTCGCCAGTTGCACGACGCCGGGCTGGGTCGGGTGCGGCAGGGCCGCCAGGAACCGTGGGGCCTTCTCCCACCACTGCCATTCGCAGACCACGACCTCATCGGCGCCATTGCCCGGCCCGAGCATCCCATGTGTGTAGCGAAGCTGCGGGTTGACGATTGTCACCCGCTTGCCGGAATCGAGGTCGGAAAAGCCATCCGGCGAAGCGTCAGGGCGACCGATGCTGGCGGCGAAGTCCTCGAAATCGTCGCGGCTCATCGGCCATTCGCGTTTCAGGTAACGACCATCATCGAAGTTCGGCTTGCGAGCGCTGGCGTCGGCCATGATTTCGAGCGGATCGACCCGGCCTTTGAAGATCGACAGCCGGTCACCGTCGATTTCCGGCCCGGTGTAGGTCCAGCCGACACCGCAGATCAGGCAGTCGTAGAAGGCCTCGGAATCCTCCTGATCGCCGTCGCACTCATCGTTGATGTAGTCGGCGGCCTGTGACAGCACGTCGGCGACGCCGGTCTTGTCCTGGGTCCTCGGGTAGTAGCGGACCTCCTGCCGGTTCTGAATCTCAGCCCCGGCGACCGCATCGAGGGTCGGCGCGGTGATGTTGAAGACCACCGGAATCTTCTGGTTTTCCTCCATGGCGGCCCGGTCCTTCGGGTCCCACTGGTGGCCTGCGGCGAAGTCGTAGGCCTGCTTGGTTTCCTCGCGCCACTGCGACCACTTCGACAGCAGGTGCTTGTCCCACTCGGCGAAGCGGCTCAGCAGTTCTTCTTCG